TCATTATTCTTCATTTTCAATCTCTTCAATTAACATATCACGCATCTGTCTTGCTTGCGCATCTTCGGGATTATCCACACTACCATTATTCACAAATTTATATGCGAGGGTAATGCGCTGACAGCCTGCATACGCAGCGTGCCAACATTGTAGGTCTTCTTCATGACCCGCACCAAAATAGTAGTGACGACATTGCCAGCCAGGCACATCCGGAATCTTTATGATTTCGTCGGTCTTTTTATCATAGTACTCAAAGAAACCTTCTCCGGTCTCTGACCATGTGAACAAGACTTGATATGCGTTGGCATCAAAGTTAGTATGCCATCCCACAAACCCACCAGGCGGATAGTAAGATAGTAGGGCAGATGTATGCGCACCTAGGTGAGCGGCAAAGTCATACTTCACCTTCTGCATAAATCCACCCCACATATCTTCATCTTCACGCACCATCTTTGAAATCGGTTGTGCGAAGTATCTATCGGGCGGGCCAACCAGACCATCACGGCCGCGAGACAAACAGTCTTCGAGGTACTCACGAGATGTGTAGTACGCCCCCAAGTCTACATCCTTGCGTTCGTGGTAAGTCCAATACTTTTCGTCGTTGTACGACGGTTTAGACAGCATCTCATCTGAGAAACTGTTTAGAGTCTCTAACAACTCTTTATTACGAATTACTACTTCAGTCATTACTAAATATCATCCCCATCCATAAATCTTTCATTAGCTTTCTTTAAATCGTTTTCGGTACAAGCACCCATCTCTAAAAGATATGCTACTGCGGCACTAATTCCTTCTTGCCGTCCCATCTTCTTACCGATATAATTTGCGGTACCCATTAAGACTAATGTCATAATCGTTTGTGAAATTGGGTCCATTACAGACATCCTTATAGTGTGAAGCCATCAAAGTTCATCTTTTCGGACGAAATTCTCTGACCGGAGTTTGAGTTATCAAAGGCTGGACCATTATCTACCTCTTTATTTAGGGGAGAATCGTTTTGGTCTACATCAAATAATCTCATCTTACTCCGGTCAATACCCACAACAAATCGCTGATATGTACTAGGATCATTATATCTATTCTTCAACTGCTTCACTAATATCTGTCCGTTTGCATTCAACTCATCATTACTGATCAGTGCAAACATCAAATCTGCGGTGGCGGGAAGACCGAATGATTCAGACGTATCCTCCAGACCCACATCATCGTTACTATAACCAGAACGAGTAGTCTGCGTTGCAGAGAATACAGGAACATCAAACTCAACAGCAAGACCACGGAGTTCTTCCGCAATGGACTTGATATATGTATAGGAGTTGATAGCACCCCCCATTGACTTCATTCTAGACGACGCACAGATGTTAAGGTAGTCAATAAAAATCATATCCGGTGTGAACTTCTTCTTGAGTTTCAACTCGTTTAGAAGTGCACGGAAGTGACTGGCGTGTGCCTGTCCCGTAGGATATTCCTTGATAATCAACTTACCGTTAGTCTTATCTGCGATACCCTTTACACGATTTGAAAACATGTCCTTACTCAGATGTTCCAACTGATCTATCGGGACGTTGAGTAGATTCGCATCGATCCTTTCTGCGATACGTTCTTCAGCCATCTCCATAGTGATATAAAGGACATTCTTCCCCTGTGACAAGGCAGCACCAGCACAATGACACATGAAGAGAGACTTACCGACACCCGTACCCGCCAACGCGATGTTGAGGGTTTTATTAGGTATTCCACCTTTAGTAATTCGGTTAAAGTAGTCCAGATCGAACGGAATACGCTCTTCTTGTTCATGATAGAAGTCATATCGTGCATCCACAGATTCAAGATAATCGTGACCAATGTTAGTGTCAAACGTTACAGATAATGCCTTCGATAAAACATCGGGTATGGCATTCTTGGATAGTTCTTGGTGTTTACCATCAATGATAGTTATAGATTCCATAACTGCATTGAATACCGCACGGTCTTGACACCACTTCTCAGTGCGTTCGACTAACCATGACAGATCCTCCTCAGCATACTTGAAGATGTCTGGGAGTATATCCATTGTGTGACGATAATGTTCATCCGACATTCTATCTTCTGAGTCAATCTCAATCTTGAGTGCCTCTTTGGATGGAAGACTACTATACTTGGCGATATACGCATTGAACTCTTTGAAGATACTTTTGTAAGTACCCTCAAAGTATTCAGGGGAAAGGAAGGGGGCGACCTTCCTCATATACGAATCGTTAGTCAGTAGATTTCGAAGAATCGTCTGCTGTAGATTGATTTCCGTCATTTGTATCCTTAGTCTGTAAGTAACCTTCATTGATTGCAACGTCTAAAATATCACCCAATACTTCACTCGCAAATCCTTGCAAACTAATATTGTCTATGGTGTACTCAACATTCTCTGTGGCGACGACATCAAAATTATAACTAATGTTTCCCGCCTCACCATTGATGCGGACATTATTGTACCGAATCGTGGTGTTCTCATATGGAGAACGCAATAGTTCTACGTTCCATAGGTCACTATTGTCATCCCCGATTGCGGGGACTAACTTATAGTCTAAGTTTTCGGACGGCTTGTCCAAGTCTAGATCTTTCATTACACTACTTCCTCAACTATCTCTTCCGAATTTAAGACACTATTATACCCTATTTTATAGGTCTTGGCAAGGAATTCAGAAAAATCACTTGACTCAAAAATAGGTTCCCAGAAGTCAGCGGTCATGGTTTCTTTCAATCGCAATTTAGAACCAAGGACCTCACCTGTAGTCAAGTCAACACGTTGATACCAACCATTGGACGGTTTGTCGACATACCCACCCGCAAGGGCAACATCAAGAAGACCAGAGTACTTCTGTACACCACCTTCCCACGATACTCCGATTGGAATCTTGGATTGCTCTTTAACATAACGAGACTTCTCAACTTTGATGACAAAGTCGTATCCAACTACTTCAGTACCTTGTTTGTCTTGACGACGACCGATAATCCAGATATTGTCGGCAGAGTAATAGATACCAGTACCACCACCTACAACATCTTTCGGAAACAAACCAATCTCTTTATATGTGTGATTGATTGCAAGCATCGGAATGTTCTTCATCGCAAGGTATGGTGTGGACATACGGAACAGACCCTTCAGTGCCTTAGCACGTGACATGTCTGCAACACCCTTCTCGTTCAGTGCGTCCTCTAGTTCTTTCTTAGACGCAAGGTTACCGATAGAGTCGATGACAATAATGACATTGTCGTCACGGTCAAGGTTCTCTAACTGGTTGATCATGTCAAACTTCAGTTCTTCGACGTTTGCAATCGGTGTGTGCAACACACGACTCGTATCGATACCGAACTGAGTGAAGTATGACTGTGGCGAACCAAACTCTGAATCATAGAACAACATGACTGCGTCTGGTTTTGCATTGAGATATGCACCCGCCATGAGTAAGGCGAATGATGTCTTGAAGTGTTTTGATGGTCCCGCAAGGACGGTAAGTCCCGGCGAGATACCACCGTCTACGGAACCAGATAACGCGACGTTCACCATTGGAACGTCGGTCGGAACCATATCTTTTTCTGTGAAGAACTTACTAGTGGAGAGTGTCGCCGTCTCCTTTATCTTCGAGTTCTTCTTCAGTTTGTCCATTATCGACATTATTGTTGCCTCCAAAATCTACAAATGTAATGTTGTTTACTTTTTCACGTTCATCGAGGTCATATTGTACACGATAAGCACTATTGATGTCAAGTACTTTTTGCAATAAATCGAAACTAGTTTCAGTTCCATCCTCAAATTCATGTGTAGAGAAGTTTAAAAACGCTCTCGTATCTTTTGGAAGACATGCGCCACCAAACCCACGTTTACCATCAAAACCTGGCACACGGGTGTGACCCATACCTACACGTTCATCCTTGCCGGCGGCACGAACAATCGTGTTATAGTTACAACCATAAAGGTTGACTAGATCATATAGTTGATTGAAGAATGTGATCTTCGTAGACAGGAACGAGTTGATTGTGTACTTCACAAACGACGCCTCATACGCGGTCATACGGTGATAGTCATTAGACTCACACGCACTGAAGATTTCGTAGATGTCAATCAAGTCATTTACTGCCTCGGGCATACCACCCATGACATGAAACTTCGCACATACAAAGTCTGCCTTCGCATTCTTCTCTGTCAAGAATTCTGGGTTGTAGACGAAACGGTCTACTTGTTCTCTGTTCATTGCAGAGTATAAACGGTCAACTGACTCCGGAGTAATCGTAGACTTCACGACTACCAATGCATCGGTATAGACCAAACAGTTCGCAACTGCTGCCTCAACAATAGTAGAGTCAACCGAACCATCGTCATTCGATGGAGTAGGAGCGCACACGAAGAAACACTGTGGGTGGTTCTCTCGCGGCATGTGTTGTAAGTTTTCAACTGAAGTATCATACTTCGGGTCATAAAAGTTGAAGTCTACGAGAGGAT